CAGGATTTTAGTATGTTATGAGGCGTCTAGTTCATAGTAGAAAATTAAATTGACACATTATATTACTATGGATCATTATTTACGCGGCAAGGCTGTATAGGCCATTAGGGGGGGATTCAAATCAGTAATCTCGAAAAAGATAGGGGGAAGCCCGCGCGTATATTGAAGGTTGTCGATAATGTCGAAAGGCTACCGGATAATATACGCGCGAAACTTGTCGATTGGTTCCAGGCCGAGCGCCCCTACTCATCCATTTACGATTTTCTCACCAACGAAGGATATCAGGTTTCCCGGGAACGAATCAAAGACTGGAACAAGCAACTCCTCAAAAGATTAAAACTCGAAGCGGACAAAGAACTTTCAAGCGACAAAACCAATAACAAGGTCGCCAAGGAGTTTGAGTCTCAAGCCTTAAAAGGGCTTATGGAGTTCTTCTGGGCTCCGTTTGACACCCTAAAGCGGCCCAAATGCGAGTCTATAGGAGATTATGGAAGAGTGGCCGACGTCCTGATCAAGTCCATTAATCTGAGTTTGAACAAACGAAAAATGGAAATGGATCACAATATGGTTATCGAACGAGTCAGGGAAGAATTCAGAAAAGAATTCCAGAGACAACTTGTCGGGCGGCCTGAACTTGTCGGCGAACTGGTTGAAATCGTGGATGAGGTTGCTGACAAAATGTTGATAGCGAGTGAGGGGTAAGAAACCTGGAGCCACAGACGACCCAAATAGACAAAGAATTTATAGGGGGTGTTCTCCCTACAAACACATTCCTGAAGAGATTCAAAAGAATGTCTCTTCGGGAATGGATAGGTAGAAGCGGAATTGTTTTACGTGGCGCTCAATACTCGACTCAGAGGCATGAATATTTAAACACTATCATCGATGATGATCATCCGTGGCAAATCTACATGAAGGGCGCTCAAGTCGCGATGTCGACCACGATGTTGATCAAGACCCTTTATGTCGCTGAACACCTTGGGAAAAAGGCTGTTTACTATTTCCAGAATGACGGCCAGGTTTCGGACTTTTCTAACGATAGATGCCAGACAATGCTCGATGAAACGCCCTATCTGGCGTCCAGGGTTAGAAGCACGAATAACGTAGGCCTCAAACAGATTGGTCCCGGAGCGCTGTATCTGCGGGGCCTGTTCACTTTATCGCAAGTTAAATCGATCGACTGCGACATGGTTATAACGGATGAAACCGATGAGTGTAAAGAAACCCTGATTGACTATGCTGTTGACCGAATGATGCACTCGGACCTGCAATGGTTCGCTTCTTTAAGCCAGCCAAGTTTTCCGGGTTACGGAATTGATAAACAGTTCAAACAGACAGATCAGAGATACTGGAATTTAATTTGTCCTTCATGCGGAAAATATAACTGTCTTGAACTCGATTTTCCCGAGAATTTTCTAGCTATTCCTGACAGTAAAAAAAGAACATTTCCAGACGGAGCGACTCACTACCGGGGATGTAAAAGTTGTGAGGCCAAACTGCAAATGAGTCAGGGAGAGTGGGTAGCTTTACGTCCAGACAGGAAAGACAAACGGGGTTATCATCTAAGCCAGCTATACACTCAAATTAAGCCCCCAAATCTTCCCAACATCGCGACAAAAATCATGAAGGAATGGGAAGATTACAAGGTCGGCCACAATAAAATCGCTCGGTTCACCGTTTCGGTTTTAGGGTTCCCGTATGGTGGCGGCAACGCTCGCGTCGATGAAAAACTGCTCGATTTCATTGAAGGGGACCACGGATTTTCCTATCGGGAAACCGGGGCGTACATGGGCGTCGATCAGGGCGACCAGTTACACATCGCAATTGGAATTATTTCAGGCGGGTTTTTTAAATGGGTCCATTTTGAAGAAACCGACGACTGGAATAAACTTGACGAGTTGATGATTCGGTTTGGCGTATCCTACGCAGTTGTGGACGCCATGCCGAACAAGTGGCCTGCGAAGCAATTCTGTTCACGTTTTCCCAAGCAAGCCTCAATACAATATTTCCAAGGTAAAGAGCTGAAAAAAGGGACTGAATTGCTTTCAGGAACACTGGATATTCCTACGGTCAGTGTGGACAGGACTTCCAGCCTGGATTCCATGATTGACAGAATGGAACAGGGCGTTGTCATGTTCCCGAATCGGAAGGAATGCAGGGGGACCAATCTGACTGCGCTTGAACGCTCCCGTTATCACTGCAAGCAACTAATCGCAAAAGAGGAAATGACAAACTCCGGAGTTATGCGTCGGGTTTTTATTGGGGGGCAAGGGATCGAAAATCACTTCGCTATGGCAATGAATTCTAGCCTTATAGCCGCTTACGAACTTGGATACGGAGCGGCGGCCCCGATGATTGTCCCTGTTTTCAGGAAATTCGGAACTGCGTAGTGTTTAAAAAAATTAAATCTTTTTTGGGGAAGGGGCAAAAAACACAGAAGCCAGCTTCGGACTACCCGAAAGTTACTTCCCGGAAATCGCTATCTGACGATGAGTGGGGAGCGTCACAGGTTAATACTTACCTTGAGAACCTGAATGTTCTGGCGGCCAAGTTTCCATTCGAGACCTATCAGGTTATTGATAATATCGCCCTCCTCGATCCTTATGTCAGCAAATATGTTCACACGACCATAGCGCTAGGCAATGTCGGTCATAATTTGGAAATAAGCGCTTCCAGTGAAGCTGAAGCTGATCTGGCGATAGACCTCGCCAATAACTTCGCGGCAAGATGTTTTCCTTTGTCCGGGGGCCTGGACGGCCTGATCAACGCTCTTTTTTCACAGGTTGCGAGATCTGGAGGGTGTTGTGTCGAATGGGTCCCGGACCCGACACTTTCATTTGTCGACAGGGCTTATATCGTGCCGATGAAAAGCATTCGCTGGAGTTTGGACGCCGATCGAAAACTGGTTTTATTGCAACAGCAAATGGACCGCCTTGTTCAGCTAAATCCGGTTCAGACATCTTTTCACGCTACCGTCGTTCGAGACGGAAGTCCCTACCCTGTCCCGCCCGCTATCGCAGCTATTGAGCCATGCGCTCACCATGCGACCATAATGAAAAAGATCCGATCCTGGGTTGAAAAACTTTCAGTGCTGGGAGTTCTACTCGCAAAAGTGGAACGGCCTCCACGAAAGCCGGGACAGGAAGATTCGGAATATCTCGCTTCAGCTCAAGAATATCTCAATAAGGTCGCGGACAGCTTCACCAAGGAAATGGATGACGGGATCTGTGTCAGTTACGACAACATCGAATTCCAGTTCAATAATATTACGGCCGGGGCGCAGGGCGCAAAAGACGTGCTTCAGATTATTTTACAGGGGATGTTCTCAGCCTTGCAAAGAGACCCCATCGCGTTTGGCTGGAATTTTAATTCGACTGAAACCTTCGCCAAGGTCGTTTACGAGGAATTGACCCAGGGCATCAAAATGTTTCAACTCGGGGTTAAAAGAGTTATCGAACACGGACACAGGCTGAATTTTGCTCTTAACGGTTTAGGGACAACAGGGGTTTCGGTCAAATTTACTACAAATCGGTCTATAGACGCATTCAGGGACGCGGAAGCCGCATACATGGACTCCCAGAAAATCCTCGGGCAGTTAGAGCAAGAGGTGATCACAAAAGAAGAAGCGAGAAAGCTTTTGGGGCATGATCAACGCAACGCCTCTTCCGCTGCTTTCATAGCCTCTTTTAGTGTGGATAACAGAAAATATGTGCTGTTACCTCACAGACAAGCAGTTTGGCTCGGCGCAGACATTGGAAGAAACACACCAGCGTTAAAAAATTAATTAAAGGCGGGGGGGAATGAATCAGGAACTTAATTTTCGTGTAAACAGGGACGGGAAGAAAATCTATCTTTTTGATTGCGTGGTTGACTGTAAAAGTGTTGATGCGCCTGTCAGTCACAGTGAATCAAACGAAGAAATAAACAAGCGGATACAGGAAAAGTTGGAAAATGACGGGGAGGTTGATCTTTCTCTCTCAGCCGGGCCTTCCCCACCGAATGTTCCTGATGACGGGAAAGTTAGAGTTCTCTGGAGACTGGTAAGTGGAACGAAACTGTGGCCCAGTTCGAGACTGCCCTACCCTCAATGTGTAGACCTTGGACATGACAATTCCACCGTAATAGGCAGAGATATAACTCCACTGATAGGCGCTTCCAAGCCTGACATCATGTGGAACCATTCTGTTGATTCCAGGGACATCGCCGGGTTTGTTGAAAATCCCTTTTTTGAAGCTGCAAAAGGTAATCTGGAGGCCGGAATAAATGGAACTCTCGTAGTAGACCCGGAATATGACCCCAAAGCGGCCAAGGGGCTAACATCAGGATTTATAAGGGCCGGTTCAATCGGAATTGACGGAGAATATGTTCCGTCACATCCGGACATGCCTTATCAGGATTTTGTAAAAAACCAGGGCAAAACAATAAACGGGGATTTAGTGAGATGGCTGCCGTTAAAGATCACAGCGGTAAGGCACATGGCCCTTGTCCCATCGGGTATGGGCGCTGATTCCAACGCGGGACCCCGTGTTGCGCTTAACAATATTTCCGGAAAGGGACCAGTTAGTAATGAAAGTGGGGGGACTATGGGAAACGAATTAAAACTGTTTTCGGCGGTCTGTAAAGAATTGGGGATTGAGTTCGCACTGTCTGAGGGAGCGCCGATTCCTGAAAAACTTGAAGAGCTTCTGTTGGGAAAAGTGGAAGAGCTTAAAAAAGCCCAGGTGGCCTATTCAGGTCTTTATGACAGGGTTTTAAGGGCATGCGAATTGTCGGGCAGTTGCAAGTATTCGGGAAAATCCGTTGATGAAATTCTGGAAGTTTTACCGACAGACCTCGCAAACGCAGCGAATGGCCTGGCTTTTGTTGAGTTTCAGAAAAAGGAAGCGTTGAAAGCCTTTGACGCTGCCAAGGTTGACCCGGCAAAAGAGGAACTTAGCGACAACGACAAAAAGATCAGACTGAGAATAGCCAATTCCCAGGACATCGCCTACATCCAGGAGGCCCTTGAGGAATACAAAAGTTTGTCGCTCAACAGGTTCGGGCCAATGAAGACTAGCGCTGATGAAGAGATCCCTAAGGTTGACACCAACGGGCCAGAGGTCAGCAACGACATTATAGACAGTGTTTCAAGACTGTTTGGGGGGGACAAATAATGAATCAGGGAGTCCAAGACATTCTGGCGGTTTCGTTCGCGTGTCCGACAACCATAGAAGTTGGGGATGTGGTTAAAATATCAGGGGACAACGCGGTTATAAAAAACACGGATATAGGATCGGTTGATGTTGTGGGGGTTGTTTGTTCGCACATTCCAGGCGCGGCCTTCTGCACGGTCGCGACCCGATTTCGTGAAAGAAAGGATGATCGTCTCGCTGGGGTTGCAGTCACTCACGGGGCGTTTGTCTGGGGGCCGCTCAACAGGGCCTATCCATATTCCGGGGCTTCCTGCGCGAGCGTAACAGCGGCGAACGCGGGGACTTACGCTGTTGTGGCGGCCACAAGCGACGTTGTTGGAATAAGGGTTGGCGGCGATGAAAAACAGACTTTTACTCTGACAGCGGGAGCGGCCAGGACAGCGGCGCAAATTGCGGCTGAAATCAACGCCACCGCTGTGGGATTCGCTGTTACCGTAAACACGAATGACAAACCTGTTTTTACCGCTTTGAATGTCAACCAGTCTCTTGAGGTCACGACTGAGACTCATTCAGCGAATACTGTTTTGGGTTTGACCGCAGGGGTCACTCTTGG